GATTGACTTTGGTGATTTCATAATCAAATTTTTCTTCGTCATATATTTTCATTCTTTCAATGAGATGTCGAAGTGTATAATTGTGAGAGGAATTTCTAGAGCAGTCGTCGGCAATATCATATAATATAGCCTGTGCTTTATTATCACCCTTTCTCAAAACCCGTCCAATCGATTGAAGATTTCTTACTCTCGATTTTGATGGAGATGCAAAAATTATATTATGTAGGTTACGAATATTAATACCTGTAGAAAAAGTACCATATGATGCAAGGATAATAGCATCCTTTTCTGTTTCGCAAATTTGTCTTGCTTCTTCCCTTTGGACTGCATCAACTCCGCCGTGAATAAAAAATATTTTGCGGTCCCCACTGACTTTACTATTTAGCAATTCCCATAAGGGGTCTCCGTGCTTCTCGATATAGTTAAATAGTATCAATGTATTTCCATTTAAATCTTTCGCAAGGTTACAAATTAGATTGTTTCGTGAAGGATGGGATACTATATAATCCATCTCTTGTTGATAATAATCAAATGGAACATAACCATGCTTCAACAGAAGAATCTTTACCTTTAGAGGAGTCAATTGTCCCTTCTGCATCAACGCAGCAGTACTCGTCACCTTGTCGCACCGACCAAACAACCCCTCAAGTACAAGTTGATGCGTGTGCATTCCATCCAAGGTGCCTGTCAGCCCGACTCTATACTTTGCATCATGGCATTTTGTGAGAATGCCTGACAGACTTTTTGCTTTATAAAGGTGTGCTTCATCTCCAATTATCACATCAAACCTTTCAAAGAATTTGCGAGGCTCTTTGTAGATAGATTGCCATGTTGAAATAACAACTTCTTTATGTGTATACTTATCTCTACCTGCCATGATTTCATGACAGTAGTGGTCAGCATACCACCCATAGTCATTGAAGTCTTTCTTTAATTGCGAAACTAGAGATGTTGTAGGCACAATGATAAGAATATTTCTATCATGCTGCAAGTGCCAACGCACTAGGGTGTAAATAATTAGAGATTTTCCAGACCCTGTAGGTGATAATAATAATTTTCTATTGTCTCTAAGTGCAGAGAAAAGTGCTTTAAGTTGGTAGTCTCTGATCTTAAAGGGTAGATTTAAAGACCTAACAAAAGATGCAACATTTTCAGGTGTAATAGATTCGTCAGTTTCATTGGGAATTCCATAAAACTTACTGTGTTGAATAACATATTCATACCCTTTATTTTCTAGATACTCAATAAGATAATCATAAAGACCCACATATATTTCTCCTGTGCCAGGAGAGTATAAACGAATCTTTCCATCCCATACACGGGATTTATATTGTGGCATGAATTTTGCACCAGGCACATCAAACGAAAAGTGCTCACTCAATTCCTTATGGATATGTTGCTCACTTTCGACCTTTAAATAGATTTCGTTCTTCTTTACAATAGTAATCATCTAATACCATAATATTTGATAATTTCGATAGTATTTTTGATAGCATATCCACGACTGTCGATTTGCTTAAGAATCCTATCAATAGAATTTATACAAGTTTCAAGGTAGTCAATTTTCTGTTTAGTTTTGCATAGCTCTGGGTCCGAGTCAATATACATCGGAATATCTCCTTTGAGCACCTTCAAGTCAAAGGGGTTTTCTTTGTATACAGATGCTGGTGCTTTTCCAGTATAGTATTCAAACTTCTCTCTATAAAGTTGTCTATACTTAACTTCTGCTTCAGATAGCATCAATTTAAATTGATTATAAAATTGTAGATACTTAGCGTGAAGTCTTGGGGTTTCCATACTATCGTTTGCCAGTAATTCTGGCAAGTCTCTGTGGTCAAAAAATGATTCAGAATCCTTTGCCCACATCTGCTCAATTTTTTCAAGATTCATTAGTCAAGTCTCTTATCACGATCTCCAGATTTAGTGCGGACTTCATATGCAAGATATCTAAATTGCACTTGCGCCATGGCATACTCTGTGCCATCTATTGTAGCACTAAATTCCAAAGCATTCAAGGACTCTGGGAAAAGGTCTTGAAACACAATATCAAAGTTTCTTCTGAGGTTACTATTTAAAATAGTAAGAGTGGCATCAGCGTACAAATCGCTGTTACCAAATATTGATTCCATCTTATTACGATACTCAACTCTTTCCCTAGTGTTATTAGGTGTGCCAAGAGCGCGAATCCAGTTGTGGAGAATCATATAATTCTCAAGGTCTTCATCTATAATGAATGAAAGACTAAGAGGCTCAAAAGTCATAAACCCTTCGAGGGGTAGTCCTCTATATGGTGTTGATTGATTACTAATCCCTAAAGTAATACCTGGAATATTTGCAGACTGACAAAAATATGCTACTTTAGGAAATTTTGCTAGCATAAATTTGAATCCAATTGGTGATAGAAAATTTCTATTTTCTATCTGTTTATTCCAGGTCGTCATATATTTTATCCTGTAGTAACTCTTCTATTCTTCTTCTCATATTTATCGACTCATTTGTTTCTCTTGCATGATGTCTATAACCCCGCAAGCCTCTATGAATCATGATTCCATGATAGGTCATTGTAGCAAGAAATATTAGTAAGAGTGAGACCCCGATTATTTCAGGGTAATGTTGAGCCATGGTAGTAGTGGTGGGATAACGCCTATAAGTCTTAAAAGTCCTTCAGCAAACAAAGCAAGGACAAACCAACCAACACACATAGAAATAATAGAAGCATTCCGATTGTGCTTGCGTATAGCAGCATCAATCATCTCTTGAACTTCTTGTTTAGTAACTGGAGTATCGCCAGGCATCTCTGGTTATTCATAATATACTATTTAATAAAAAAGCACCCCGAAGGGTGCTAAGTTTATTATTTTATGTCCGATTGCTCACATGAGGTTGGTAACCTTCACGCGGCGATAGTAACGGTTTGCGTTTGCGGTGAGAGCACCCTGGCCCTGGGTCAGACCTTCTGCGAATGGGTTTGCAACCATTCCGTAGCGGGTCTTGAAGCCAATCTTGGGCTGGAAGGTGTCTTGTCCAACGGCACGTACCATCTGCAGGGGCACATATGGGCAGTAGAAGAGACCAGCGTCATATGCGCTGCCACCCTTATAACCTGCCACATAGAAGTGGTTGTCAGAAACGTTTGCCGAATATGGGTCAACATACACTTTGATGCGACCGTTGAGGGTGCCCACCAGAGTGCTGGAGTTGTCATCTACGTTGTTGCTCAGACCACCAACAGCAGCAGAGATACCGCTGGAGTAGTCAAGCACACCTGCCATTGACAGTGCCGAAGCAACGTCAGCAGAGCAGATGAGAATGTTGCCCTTCCCGCGACGAGTCTCATGACCGATTGCATTCATGTCACGCTCAATTTGGAAGAGCAGACCCTTGAATTTCTCAACCGACCAACGACCGTTGGAATCAACGTCAAGGTCAAACACACCAGCGTTAGCGGTGTTGTTTTGTGCACCAGGACGTGCAATACGATACACTGTGCGAACCACTTCGCGGTTGATTTCTGCCAGCACTTCGGTTGACAGAATGTTTGCCAGCTCAGACTCAGCATCCAGACCATGCACAGCCTTAAGGTCTTGTGCGAGCTCCAGTGAGTATTCTGCTTTCAGAGCACGTGACTTAGCGGTAACGGTTACCTTCTCGATTGAGAAGCCCATTTCACGGAAGTGATTACCTGCTGCATCACCAAGTGCTTCTGACTGAGCAGTGGTCATACCCGTGCCACCTTGGGTGTACTGAGCTGCAGCATCATACAGGAGACCAGGGTTGGTGCCTGTTTGAGTGTTTGAAGCAAGTGAGTTACCGCTATTCTCGGAAGAATGCTCGGTGTTTGCTTCGTTGAAGAATGCCTCAGTAGCTCCAGCAGCGATATCGCGAGCGGTGCCTTCAGTTGAGCGCATTGCGAAGATAAGACCAGTAGGACCAGTCATTGGTTGCACACCGCAGATGTCATAAGCAATAAGCTTAGGCATCGAACGACGAATCAGGGAGATGAGCACTGGGTCGAAACCTGCAACAGGACCTGTTGCTGTGCTGCTACCTGTATAACCAGCGCCACCCAATGAGTTGGTAGGTGCCGCTTCTGTAAGCATCCCACGCTCTTCGCGAAGGAATTTTTCTTGATTTTCCAGAAGAATAGAGGTAACCGCCTTTCTGTATGTATCCTTGATGGGATCGAGCTCTGAATGCTCAAGAATGGGGTTCCACTTTTCCTGGAGGTGTTCTGCGTTAAACATTTTTTGCTCCTAAGAATTTAATTAGTGGTAAAGGATTATTTGTTCCAGCGTGACAACGCCTGCACATACACAGACATTGAATCGCTAGTGGGGGCATTCGCAACTTGAACGTCTTCGGACACGGTGGTGACCTCAGGTTTAGTTGAGAAATATGATTCACGGAGAGTAGAAACTTTCATACGGAAAGATTCTTCATTTTCAAACTCAACAGCTTCTGCCAAAGATGCGAGTTTCTCACGTTGAGTGAGACTCAGACCCTCGGAGATTTCTGCCACAATCCCATTCTTGATATAAGTTCCGAGATGCTTATAAAGCTCAATATTCTCTTCAATTGACTCGTTGAGTTTTGTTTCCATAGTTTCGATTTGAACTTGCATTTCATCTACAAGGTCAAATTTTTCGTCGGGAATTTCAATGAAATTCTCAACAAAAACTTGCTTGAGACCTTCCATAACGTGCTCAGCCATTTCGGCTTTGATGCCGTGCTCAATGGCGATTTCGTTTCTGTCCATCCATTGTTGCACAGCATATGAGAGATACTCATCTACTTGCTCTGCAAGTTCGGATTTAACGGTCTCAATTTCTTCTTCAAGGACACGAGCATAATCGTGATGCATACGCTCAATTTCCTCATTCAGGCGGGAGATTACTGCCGCTTCAAAGATGGTACGTGCCTTCTCTTTGAATTCTTCAGACAGGTCTTCACCCTCAGTAAGGGCAGCGACATCTGCAGACAGGTCAACTTCAATGATGTTTTCTTCTGCTTCATCATCTTCCGCAATGACTTCTCCATCAATCTCTCCTTCTTCGCGGCGAGTCTTGAATGAATCTTGCTTGTCGCCTGACGCATCAGATGGCTTGGTTGATGGGGGTTGTGCATTACCGCCAGCGATAGTTTTAAATTTATTACTATCATCATCTGGTCTGCTGTTTTGAGGGGTAGGACCACCGAGGTCTTGTACGCCGCCGAGACTACTGCCTTCATTTTCCAGTTTTTTCTGGGGGTCAGCAGATTTTGCGCCAGCGGTTACGCTC